GGCTCGATGCTCGCGCAGATGACCTATACATATCGCCAGAACGACAACTTCGGCGAAGTGTGGTATCTGCCGCTGGCGGATGATCCGTCGGCCATCGCTGCGACCGGTACGATTGCATTCACCGCACCCGCGACGGCAGGCGGCACGCTGTCGCTGTATATCGGTGGCATGCTTGTGACCACCGTCGTCACATCGGCTCAGAACACGGCTCAGGTCGCAACGGCTGTCGCTGCGGCAATCAACGCGATCAACGATCTGGCTGTGACGGCGACGGCGTCGACGACCACGGTCACGATCACCGCGAAGAACAAGGGTCTCGCTGGCAACGACATCGACATCCGCGTGAACTACCTCGGCCTGGCGGGCGGCCAATCGACGCCGACAGGTCTCACGTTCACGATCACGCCGATGGCAAGCGGCGCGACCAACCCGAGCCTGACGACGGGCCTCGCGAACCTGCAATCGATGCCGTTCGACTTCATCGTGTGCCCGTACACCGATACGACGTCGCTGGCTTCGCTGCAATCGTTCCTGAATGACACGACCGGTCGCTGGTCGTGGAGCGTTCAGGTGTATGGCCACTGCTTCTTCGCATACCGCGGCACGTCGTCTGCGCTGACGACGTTCGGCCTGACGCGCAACAACCAGCACGAGTCGTGCATGGGCTTCTACGACTCGCCCACGCCGGTCTGGAAGTGGGCGGCTGCGTTCGCTGCTGCCTCGGCTGTGAGTCTGCGGGCCGATCCGGGCGTGCCGCTTCAGACGGTCGTTCTGTCGGACGTGCTGGCGCCTCCGCTCGCATCGCAGTTCTCGCTGTCGCAACGGAACACCAACCTGTACGACGGCATTTCGACGTTCACGGTCGGCACGGATGGCACGGTTCGCATCGAAAACGCGATCACGACATATCAGTTGAACGCGTTCGGTCAGCCGGATAACTCGTATCTCGAAGTTGAGACGATGTTCCTGTTGGCATTCGTGCTGCGTTCGATGGCGACCCTTGTCACGTCGAAATATGCGCGCGTGAAGCTTGCGGCCGATGGCACACGGTTCGCGCCGGGTTCGAACATCGTGACGCCGAGCATGATCAAGGCCGACCTCATCGCTGCGTATCAGGCGCTGGAATACAACGGCTACGTGCAAAAGAGCCAGGCGTTTGCGCAGTCGATCATCGTCCAGCAGAACGCCAGTAACCCGAACCGGGTTGACGTCCTGTGGCCTGGCACGTTGATTAATCAGCTTCGAATTTTCGCCCTGTTAGCTCAGTTCAGGTTGAGTTGATGTCGGCGGGGAAGCGTTGCCCGAAGTGCGGAGTCGACAAACCTCGCACTTCGGAGAATTTCTACGCCAACAAGAACACGAAGGATGGCTTTGCTTGCCATTGCAAGGTATGCATGGCCGCTTCTGCCCGGTCCTACTACGGGAAGAATCGTGATGCTCGTATAGCTGTAGCCGTGGCGCACGTGAAAAAGCGAAGGGCAGAAAACCCGGAGTATGACCGTCGGATTAGCAGGGAAGCAAAGCGAAAAAAGTTGGCTGATCCTGTCGAGTACGCGGCGCACCTCGAAAGAGGCAGATTGTGGCGGCAACAAAACCCCGAGCAAGCCAAGTTGTTCAAGCATGCTCAAAAGCCATATCGCGCAGCCAGAGCGGCAAAGCGTTATGCAACAAAGCGAAACGCTACTCCAGCGTGGGTGGATATGGATGCCATCAATGCCTTCTATATCCAAGCCGAGAAAGCCACGATCGAGACTGGTATCGAGCATGAAGTTGACCATATTGTGCCGCTGCTTGGCCGCACCGTATGCGGTCTTCATGCGCCCTGGAATTTGCGCGTAATCCCCGCCAAAGAGAATCGTGCAAAGTCGAATCAATTTGATGAGGCGCTCGCGCTGAGCGCAACTTAACCATTTGGAGAGCCTAAATGGCGGATACATCCAATCGGCTGGCCGGGATTGCCTTTATCTCGGTGGACGGCCAAAGTTACATGCTGCAAGCCGATCTGACGTACCGCGTCTCGACTGTAGAGCGCGAATCGCTGATCGGGCAAGACACGGTGCATGGCTACAGCGAAAAGCCCTCGACGGGCATGATTTCCGCGACGCTGCGTGATGCAAAGAATCTGAGCGTTGCTTCGCTTAACTCGATGACCAACTCGACTGTCGTCCTTCAGCTTGCCAATGGCAAGACGATCATCGGTCGCAACATGTGGACGGTCGACGTGCAGGAAGTTAAGACAGCGGAAGCGACGCTGGAAGTCAAGTGGGAAGGGCCGTTCGTAAGCGAGAACTGATATGCAACCCGAAGAAAAAATCATGAAGCTTCGCAAGCCGGTCTCGATCGGCTCGGGCGAAGGTGCCGTTACCTACGACTCGCTGAACCTGCGCGAGCCGACGGCCGGCGAGCTCGACAAGGCTATGTCGGCGTCGACCAACATCGGCATCGGCATCATGCTGATCCACCTTGTGGCCGCGGTGCCGAAAGTCGCAGTCGAGAAACTCTGCCAGCGTGACTTCACGGAGGCGAACGAGTACCTCGGGGGTTTTACCGACGATGGCCCGACGGCTGCGGAAGCGTAGTCGCCGAGGTCACCTACTTCTTTCGCTGGGGGCCGGAAGACGCGTGGAATCTGCGCCTCTCCCGGCTTGTCTGGTGGCTGGAGCAGGCTGAGCGAATCAAGAAACAGATGGAGTCGTGATGGCAGCAGCTACGCCTTTTGTGGTGACAATCACCGCCGTGGACAAGGCTACGGCCTCGGTTCGCAAGATCAAGGCGTCGTTCGCCAACCTCACGAAACCGGCGCGCGACCTGAAATCGTCCTTTTCGAGTTTCGGTAGGGAAGTCGGCGTTGATCGCGTCGCGAAGTCGATGAAGTCGCTCGGCACGGCGGCGGCGGATGCGGGCCGCTCAGTGGCATCGCTCATCACGCCCTTGACTGCAATCGCCGGTCTTGGATCTATTGCGGGAATCGCTCTGCTCGCCAACGAGTGGGGCAAGATGGGTGCGGAGGTCGAGCGTACCTCTGGCGTGCTTGGTGTCTCGACTGACCAGTTGCAGGCATACCGGGGTGCTGCGAAGCTCGCTGGACTGTCTGCTGACGACATGACCGGGAGCCTGAAATCGCTCGGCCGCACGATAGAGGATGCCACCTTCGGGCGCAATCAAGACGCGCTCGTGATGATGCAGAAGTTCGGTATCTCCCTCCATCGCACGAAGGATGGGGCTGTTGACGCGACGCGCGCACTGAAGGATGTCGCGAATGCCATCGTCGCCCAGAAGGGCAACGTGCAGGCGCAATCGCTTATTGCTGGCGCGTTTGGCGTTGAATCCCTTCTCCCGTTGCTCCAGAAAGGAAGCGGCGGCATTGAGGCGTTCGTGAAGCAGGCCAAAGAAATGGGCCTCGTCTTTGACGAAAAGACACTGAAGGACGGCGAGAAATTCAACGCCAACATGCTGAAGCTCGAGGCTTCGGCAACTCGACTGAAGTACCAGTTCGGCAATGCGATGGCCCCGGGCGTTGAACGCCTCGTCAATGCCGTTGGGAGTCTGGTAGACAAATACGGTCAGGTCGTCGCGACCAAGGTTGCCGAGTATGTCGAGAGATTCGCCAAATGGGTCGATGGCGTCGATTGGGACAAGGCCGCAAAGTCGGTTGGTGAATTCATCGACAAGATCGGGGGCGTGAAGGGGGTTGCGCTAGCGATAGCGGCTATCACGTTCGCGGGTCCCATCGCAAGTGTGCTGAGCCTTATCGCAAATCTGGCTTTGCTTACGACCACGACGGTTCCTGCGGCGGTTACCGCCCTTGCTCGACTTGCTGGCGGCCCCGTCATGGCGGCGGTACTCGCCCTGCTCCATTCGGAAGATCTCAACACGGGCGAAGACGAAGAGGTGGGGAAGCACCAACCCAAGCCAGGCCAGAAATGGGACGGCGATCCAATCGGGCAGCGTCGACGCGCCGGCGCCGCGAACGATCCGCAGACCGCGGGAATTGTCGACCGCCTACAAAAGATGGGGTGGAGTCAGCAGCAAGCTGCCGGTATAGCCGCAAACCTTTGGACTGAGAGCCTGTACAACCCCAATGTGACCGGGGACGGCGGTCGGGCATACGGTATCGGCCAGTGGCACGAAGATCGGCAGGCGGATTTCAAAAAGCTGTTCGGAATTGACATCCAGAAGTCATCGCTAGACCAGCAACTGCAGTTCGTTGACTACGAGTTGCGTCATGGCGAGAAGAAGGCTGGCGATGCCCTGTCGAAAACTACGACGGCCGGCGAGGCGGCGGGCGTTATCTCGAGGTTCTACGAGCGCCCCGCCCCGAAGGATGAAGAGTCGGCGAGGGGCTTGAAGTACTCGCAGATCGAGATGGGCAAGCGGGCCTCCTACGCCAATGCCATCGCTGAAAAATTGCCATCTCTGTACGCGAAGCAACCGAAAGACTCCGGCGCGGGTAATCAAGCCCCGGTTGTTGCCTCAAACCAGCCAGGCGCTTCTTTTGTTGGGCCGCCGGAATCCGCAAAGATCCATGTCGACGTTCATCTGCATAACGCGCCGGCCGGAACGAAGGCGACAGCCAGCGTCCGCGGCAATGGCTCGGCAACAGCCCGCGTCGGCACTTCCAACGTAACAGGACCGCCTGTATGAGTTTTTCAGCAAACTTCGCCAACGCGGTCGGCAGTATCGGCGGTGTCGCAAAGGCTGCAAGCGACATCGCCAATCTGTTCAATGGCAGCGGATATTGGAGCAAGCTGCGCAAGGCGAGCTACAACGGAATACCGTTCGCCGTTCTCGATGAAAATAGTACATTCGGGCGCCGCAATGCGATTCACGAGTATCCGAACAAGGAGACGATGCCGTGGATCGAGGATCTGGGTCTCCAGACAAACGTCTTCCGAATTCAGGCGTTCCTGGTTGAAAACAGCCTCGTCTACGGCGGCGGCGACGTTCTGTCCCAGCGTGATCGGCTGATCAAGGTGATTCAGGGCGGCACCGTCGGCAACACGAAGTCGCCCGGCCTAGGGACTCTGATCCATCCGACATTTGGCTCTCTGAAGGTCAACTGCCTTCAGGCAGAGTTCGGAACGTCGTGGGATCGCGGGCGTGTCGTTGAAGTTCGGCTCGTCTTCGCGCGCGGCGGCGACCGTCTCTATCCGCAGGCCAAGAAGCCGACCGCAAATGCCGTAAAGGCTGCTGCGAATGGCCTCTATACGCCGACATTCCTTGGTTTCATCAAGGCGCTGGCATCGGCGGTAGTCGCTGGCGCAGCAGTCGTTCAGGCGGCTGTCTCGACGGTCGTGGGGTGGTATCAGACGGTCACGACGCTGATTCACGACGTCAAGCGCTTCTGGAACGCCATTTCGACGCTGCAGGGCAATCTTGGGCGATTCTTCGGCGGGGGCAATAGTGGTTACGCAGCGGCGAATCAAAAGGCGCCCAGCACTGCGACCGTCTCCAGTCTTATTTCAGCCGACACGGCCAACCGTGCGGCATTGGCGACGGCCGGCAACGCATTGACTGCTGCGGCGGCCAACGTCGCAACCGATCCGACGACGTTCTGCACCGCCGCTCAAGGCGTAGTAACTGCGTTGGCGGCGTCCGCTGCGTCACCGGCTGATGCAATCCGGTTGCTGACGTCGCTTCTGACCTACAGCCCGACGCCGGTAATCGGCACGTCGCAGTCTGCTTTAGCTCAGGCGACAACACAAAAAGCATGCGCCGATCTGTTCCGGCGCGTGACGGTTGCGCAGATCGCGGTGTCAGCGACCGACTATCAGCCGACATCGGCTGATGATGCCTCGGCAATGCGTGACAGCATCGCGGCACTGATTGACAACGAGATCACGATTGCAGGCAATCAGGGCGAAGACGACGTTTATGCGTCGCTCAAGGCCCTGCGGCAGTCTGTCGTTGCCGATCTCGACGCGCGCGGCTCTGGGCTGGCGGCAATCGCGACGTTCAATTTCAACGCGACGCTTCCCGCCCTCACGCTAGCGAACCGGCTGTATCGCGATGCGACGCGGAGCGATGAATTGGTAGCGCAGGCGGCGCCAGTCCATCCCGCATTTGTGAGCACGACGTTCAAGGCTCTGTCGCAGTAGGGTCAGTTGAGTGGCTTGGTGGTTGATTTCATCTGGCCGTTCATGCAGGTGGTGGTGACCATAAAGCGCTTGAGCTTGAGTGTCCCGTCTTTACCAGCGACAAGCCGATCTACTTCGCCGGATGGCATCCAGTCTCCGGATTTGCAACTGTTGTCTACCGGCTCTCGAGTCTCGGCGACTTTTTCAATTGGCCCGGCAAGGTACGGCAAATACATATGGCTGTACGCGACATTGGTAATCGTCTTTATGCCGTCGCCATTGATGTCGCCATTCACTATGGCAAACGTCTGATTGGTTCCTAGTGGCTCGCATGTCTCGCCGGCGCGAGGGCGGTTTGCATCCATTTCATTGTCGCCATCTAACGATGCCTTGAAGGCAAATTCGGCGGCGTATGCGGAACTGCAAACCATCGGGTCTTTCGCTAAAGACCTATACCGGTTTTCCGCATGAACGGCTGAAGTAAGCATCACGGCACATAGAAAAATCTCTTTCTTCATTTCGAACCTCTTTGGTTATGGTTGACGACGGAATCCTACTCTCGGTTGGCAATTACATGCTATCCGGCTGGACGAGCCTGCGCTGTACAAGAGGCATTGAAAGGTTCCCGTCCGACTTCGAAATCGGCATGACCGAACTGTTTCCCGGTCAGGCCAATGACGTTGTTGTACAGCCTGGCGACGAGTGCATCCTGACGATCGGCCTCGATCCGGTCGTGACGGGCTATGTCGATCGCGTCGCGCCGAGTATGAACGCGAACATGCATGAGATTCGCGTGACGGGGCGCGGGAAGTGTCAGGATCTGCTCGACTGTGCAGCGCAGTGGCCGAACGGGCAGATCAGCAATTGCACCGCTCTGGACATCGCGTCGAAACTGGCCGTGCCGTACAACATTACGGTCAATTGCGATGTGGCGGGTCTGCCAATCATCCCGCAGCAGAACATCATGCTCGGCGAGACGGCCTACGAGATCATTGAGCGGTCGTCGCGGTTTAGCGCCCTCCTTGTCTATGAAAACGCTGACGGCACGTTGCAACTTACGCGCGCCGGCACGCAGGCAATGTCAAGCGGTGTGCAAGAAGGCGTCAACCTGGAGAGCGTGATCGTTGAGCGATCGATGGACCAGCGCTACTCCGAGATCATGGCGGTGATGATCGGGACGAACAACCTGCTCGATCTGAATGCAGTCAATGCGCCGGTCTTCACAGCAACTGACCCGAACGTCAACCGGCACCGTCGGCGAATCATCATCGCTGAGGCCGGCGAGCTCGGCTGGGACATCGGCAAACAACGTGCTCTGTGGGAAGTCGCACGGCGCCGCGGTCGATCGGAAGTCGTTCACTTGACCGTCGACAACTGGCGCGACGTGGACGGCAATCTGTGGGAGCCGAACAAACTGATTGACGTGCTCATCCCATCGATGAAGGTGTCCGGCGATCAAGCGGGCACCGTCCCGGTTCGCTATCTCATTGCCGAAGTGACATATCACCTCGGTCTAGAAGGCACGCACGCCGAACTTACGCTGATGGCGCCAGAAGCCTTCATGCCGCAACCCGTCCTTATCCAGCCGCAGTACGGCGACGTCATCGGAACAGTCCCGCAGCAATGACCGATCAACAAGGAATTCTGGAGCGCACCGCAAGGCGCGTTCTGCTGTCGCTCGCCCGCGCGCTGGTGACGACCGTCAACGACGCGGGCGGCGTGCAGATGATGCAGGTGAAGCTGAACGCGCTCGAGACGCGGGACAACACGCCGCGAGCTGCGGAGTTCGGCTTTACATCCAACCCGCCGATCGGCTCCGACGCGTTTGTCGTCTTTCTCGGCGGCGACCGGTCGAATGGCGTTGTGCTGGGCACGGTCCATCAACAGTCTCGACCTAGAAACCTAGCTCCCGGCGAGACGATGGTCTACAGCCAGGACGGCAAATCGGTGTACTTCAGCAACAACGGAATCATCGTTGAGGCGAAAGGCGAGAACGTCGTTGTCAACGATGCAGCCGATTACACGATCAATTGCTCTGGGAAGTTCAAGGTAGTGGCGGGTAATGGTGCCGAATTTGACACCTCGCTCGTCAGTTCGACCGGGGACTTCCAGGATAACTCGGGATCGAACGCGGCCACGATGAAGAGCATGAGGCAAGCGTTCAATCCGCACACGCACCCCGAGCATGACGGCGGCAATACGTCCGGCCCCAACACTTCGATGTGACCTATGGCAGATAACACGACAGTTTGGGACCTTCCGAACGCCCGCGGGGACTGGTCTATGTCCGGCGCACTGCTGACGACCGGCAATGACCTTCAGACCGCTGTCCTCATCTCCCTCTTTACCGATCGCATCGCCGAACCGGATGACGTCATTCCCGACGGCTCAAACGATCCGCGCGGCTGGTGGGGTGATGAATTCAGCACGGTCCCGATTGGCTCGCGGCTCTGGCTTCTGCAGCGGGCAAAACAGACTCAGGAAACCTTGCAGCGCGCCTATGACTACATCGTCGAGGCTCTGCAATGGATGATCGACGACGGTGTTGTCGCCAAGTTCGACGTCTACGTTGAGTGGACGGCAGCAAGCGAAATTGGCGCACAGGTCGTCGCGTACAAACAGGATGGCTCAACGGTCGCTACGGCGTATTCGTGGGCATGGCAGGGAGTTAGTTAATGCCGTTCGCTCGCCCGACACTTTCGGACATCAAACAGCAAGTCGCTTCCGACATTGCATCCAGTGTTCCCGGCTCAGACCCACTCCTCCGCATTGCCAATCTCAAGATAACCGGCGACGTTCAAGCGGGCCTAGCGCACCTTCACTACGGTTATCTCGACTGGCTGGCGCAACAAGCCGTACCTTGGACGGCGACCGATGAATACCTCGAAGCATGGGGCGCGCTGAAGAACGTCTATCGCAAGCAGGCGACGGCGGCGACTGGCTCGGTCACGTTTCCCGGCTCGTCAGGGACCATCCCATCCGGGACGACAGTTGTCCGCGGCGATGGCGTGACCTACACGACGACTGCCTCGGGCGCTGTATCTGGCGCATCCGTGACCGTTCCCGTCACCGCGACTGTGGCGGGAGCGGCAGGCAATTGCGCGTCTGGCACGGCCATGACGCTCGGCACGGCCATTACCGGCATTCAGTCCGGCGGCACGGCTGCTGCGACCTTCACTGGTGGCGCCGACGTCGAGAACAACACGGCGTTCGGCGCGCGCGTGATGGCTGCATTTCAGGCGTCGCCTCAAGGTGGCGCGAAGGCCGACTACAAGAATTGGGCGCTTGCCGTCTCTGGTGTGACGCGCGCATGGGTGGCGCCGAACGGCTTTGGAACCGGCACTGTCGTCGTCTACTTCATGATGGACAACGCGGAATCAGCCTTCAACGGATTCCCGCAAGGCACGAACGGCGTTTCGGCTAACGATCAGGGGCCAGGTGGAACGCCTCGCGGCACCGTCGCGACTGGCGATCAACTCACGGTCGCAAACGCGATCATCACGTTGCAGCCGGTGACGGCGCTCGTCTACGCCTGCGCACCGATCGCGAACACGGTCAATTTCACGATCAGCGGCCTGACGTCATCGAGCACGGCGACGCGCAATGCGATTGCCGCGGCGATATCCGGCGTGTTCCTGTCGAACGGCGCACCGGGCGGCACGATCAACCTGTCGGACATCGAGTCATCCATCGGCGCGGTCCCGGGAACGGCGGGCTTCGTCATCACGTCGCCGGTTGGGAACATCACGAACGCGACCGGGAATTTGCCTGTACTTGGCACCGTGACATATCCATAGGGTGAGTAATGCTCGCACCGAATCTCACCTCATCTGACTACCTGCGCGCGTTTCAAGGTCTCATGCCGCGTGGTCGCGTATGGCCTCGCGATCCTGATGCAGTCCAGACACAGGTCTTCACCGGCCTGACGCAGATTTATGGGCGTCAGACTGCGCGATCGAACTATCTGCTCGTCGATTCCTTCCCGGCGACGACGTACGAGCTTTTGCCCGAATGGGAATTGACGCTCGGGCTTCCCGATCCGTGCGCAGGCGAATCGCCGACGGTTCAGCAGCGGCGGGCGCAAGTCGTCGCGCGACTAGCGAACGCTGGCGGCCAGTCTGCGGCGTATTACATCGGTTTCGCAGCCCAGCTCGGCTACGGAATCACGATCACGAACTTTGCCCCGTTTCGCTGCGGGCAAAGCAGATGCGGCCAGCAGTTGGGCAACACCGACTGGTTCTTCGTGTGGTCGGCCAATGCGCCTCTCAATACGGTAGTCCGCTTCGCGGCGGGGCAATCGGCAGCCGGCGAGCCTCTGGCCTCCTGGGGCAATACCGTCCTCCAGTGTGAATTGAGCGCGATTGCGCCGGCGCACACCGTCTTGCAGTTCAGATATTCATAAGGCAACCATGTATCAAATCGATAACTCGACTGCGGCAGTGTCGCAGCCGGCGGCTACTGCTGCAGGTTCGGCTGGCTTCTTCACTGACGGCAACCCGGCGACGTCCACGCCCGCGACGATCGTCCCGGCTGAGTGGCTGAATGCCGTGATGATGGAGTTGATGAACGTCGTCACGGCAAGCGGCGCAACGGCGAACAAGGCGGCCTATAGCCAGGTTCTGACGGCGATGAAGGGTATGTTCTCGCCCGTCGTCGGCTCCGCGCGTAACCTGGTGATGTCGGTTGCTTCGGCATCGGCAAGTGCAACGCTGACGGCTGACGAGATCATCGTGGAGAGCGCCCTTGGCGGTCAGACGTATCGCCTCGCCTCCTTCAGCAAAACCATCAACCTCGCGACGACTGGCGCGGGCGGGATGGACACGGGGACGGCTCCAGTATCGGGGTATGTCGCGCTGTATGCGATCTGGAATCCGACGACGCAGACGGCTGCGCTGCTGGCAAAGGCCGAAGGCGCGAGCGCTGCGCCAAGCATCTATGGCGGCGCAAATATGCCGAGCGGGTATACGGCGAGCGC